CCAGGAGCGGTTCCTCTCCCGAGACCTGGGCCGACCGTCCGCCTCACGACACGAGGCACCACACAAGGAGGGACCGATGGCGATCAGGACGAGCATGGAGGCGATCGAGGCCCTGCCGCTGTTTGCGGCGGCCCGTCGCGTCGATCCGCCGACCTCAAAGGCGGCCGGCCTGGCGTCGCGAGCGTTCGCGGCCGGTCACGCCAGGCGGATCCTGGAGGCCCTGGCGGAAGGCCCCGGCACGAAGGACGAGATCGCGGCCCGATGCGGGCTGGACGAACAACAGGTCGCCCGGCGGATGCACGAACTGCGTCGGGCGGGCCTGGTGGTGGAGGTCGGCGAGGCGGTCTCGCCGACTGGGAATCGGGAGACAAGGTACGGGAGGGCGGAGGCGTGAACAAAAATCCAGCCAGCCGGGCCCTCTACGAGGGCTACACGGTCGACTTCGGCGAGATGTGGGCGACGATCACTTCGGCCTATCCGGATTCGTGCAACGTCGGCGTGGAGCTGCACCGCTCCGGGTGCGGGATTGTGTACGCGAGGGAGTGCCGGCAGATCGCCGCCTTTCTAGTCCAGGCCGCCGAGTTTCTCGAAGACTTGGAAGGACCGACAGGCCCGGTTGTGTACGCGATCACTGACGGTGACGGTCGATGCAAGATCGGCAAGGCCGTCGACATCTGGAAGCGGATAAAGCAGCTCCAGACGGGCAACCCAAAGCAGTTGAGGCTGGCGGCCTACTTGCGGTGCGAGTGCGAATCACAGGCGATCCGCGCTGAGTCGGCGTCCCACAAGTCTCTCGACGGATGTCGACTTCACGGCGAGTGGTTCGCGTGTGATGTCCATACAGCCCTCGCTGCCCTTTACGAGGGCGGACACGCCGTTGGCATAAGCCGCCACCCTGTCTTGATAGATGAAGTTGAACCAACGCAGCACGAGGCCGCCGGGGAGCATATGGAAACGCCATGACAGCTAGTCCTGACGACATCGACTTCCCGCCGCAGGACGACCATCGTCCGCTCGTGGCAGAGTTTGAGGCCCTGATCGACGCGGCCGGGATCGTCGACCTCGAGCTCACGCCGCCAGCCGTCGGCAATAAGTACTCGGCCGACCTGATGGTGAAGTCGCCTTCTCGGCCGCCGATCGGCGTCCAGGGCATGATCCTCGACGCCATGTGCGACGACAGGCTGACGACACCCCAGACGATCGGCCTACTGAGGCGAGTCCATGTTCGGATCAAGGCGAAGGGAGGCCAGTATGGCAGGTAACTGGATCAAGATGAGGCACGACCTCCAGGACGCCCCGGAGGTTCGGCGGATCGCCCGGGCCGCCGGTCTCGACCGGGACCAGGTGGTCGGCAAGCTCTACCGGTTCTGGACGTGGGCGGACCGCCACGGGAAGAACGGGGAGGTCGACGCCGACATCGAGGACGTGGACGAACAGGTGGGGCTGGTCGGATTCGGTGCGGCGCTCGTCAGCGTCGGCTGGCTCGACTCCCAGGCCGGCGGGATTGTTATCCCCCACTGGGATCGGCACTTTTCCGACTCGGCCAAGGTTCGGGCGCTCGGCCAAAACAGGGCCGAAAAGCACCGTAACGCTACCAGCGTTACGCGATCTCCGAACGGCGTAACGCAAGGAGCGTTACCAGATAAGAGGAGAGGAGAGAAGAAATTCCCCCCCTCCCCGCGCGAGGCTACGCCAACGGAGACGGCGGAGGCAGCGGCCACGATCCGGGCCGCGTGGGTGGAACTTGTGAAGGCTGGCCGCGGGAAGCCATACGGCTCGTCTGCCATGCCGAAGGGCTGGACGGACAGGATCGCCGAGCCTGGATGGCTGGACGAGGCCCTGGAGGCGATCCAGCGACTCCCGGCCTGCCGGTTCTTCGAGCACCCGGTGACGCTGCACCAGCTCTGCCTGGATGGGTTCGTCGGGAAGGTACTGGCGGGCCAGTACGACGACCCGAAGGCTGGGTCGGCCAGGCCTACAGGCCGGTCGGATGAACGCCGCCCGGCGGCCGAGGCTGCGGCCGAGTGGCAGCGGAAGGCGTCGGACCCGGAGGCGGCGAGGCGGACGCAGGAGTACGTCGAGGCCAAGGCCCGCAAGGCGAGGGCCAGGGTCGACCAGGCGTCCGGGAGGGTCGACGGCGACTTTGAGGCGGCACGGGCCGCGGTCCTGGAGTCACTCCGAGCGGAGGGCGCGGCATGAGCACCGAACGCGAGAACATCCCGGGCCAGATCGCCGAGGCGATCTTCCCAGGGAAGAAAGTCCGCCGCCTGACGATCGACCTCGAGGTCAACTGCCTGGCGACCGTCGAGGCCGAGATCTTCATGGGCGACGAGCTGCGGACGGTGCTCGGGGTCATCGGCCCGAGTCCGGCGTGGAGGTTCGTCGACGAAGACCAGGAGGGCGCGGCATGACCTACCGTCCCGAGATCGACCAGGCGACGCCCGAGGAGGACGCCGCGAGCGCGGCCGGGCTCGACCTGGCCCCGTGGGTCGCCCCGCAGGCCGCGGCGATCCGCCGGCAGCACCTCGAGCAGCGAGCGGCCGAGAGCGAGACGGCGTCGGCAGTGAAGGCGGCCAACTGGCGACGCGGCGCGTGCGAACCGCGAGGCGGGAACCACCGCGCGTAACCGTCAACTTCGCCCCGTCGTCCAGCCGCCGGACAATGCCGGCGGGAGTCGCCGCATGATCGAGATCGACCGCCAGGACCTCGCCGAGATGGCCGCCGTCGCGTTCCGCGGCGACGACCGCGACGACATCCCCGAGAAGCTCTGGGTCGACCAGTACGGCGAGACCGTGTTCGTTCGGGCGGCCTGGTCGAGCGGGATCACCGCCAGGCGGACGACCCACCTCGAGGAGCTCCGCGACCTGGTAGCCGCCGCGTACCGCGTCGAGGCCGTCGCTGTCGCCTACTGGCAGGATCTCGAGTGGGACGAGATCGACGCCCACGCCCACGCCCTCCAGGGCGTCCGCTGACGCTGGACTGGTAGCGAGTCTGCCATACCGTCGGCGGTCGCATGGACGCGATCACCTTCACCGTCTCGGGCCAGCCCGTGCCCCAGCCCAGGCCCAGGATCTCGACCTGGGGCGGCAAGGGCCGGGCCTACACGCCTGCCCACCATCCGATCCACGCCTACCGGCAGGCGGTCGTCCTGGCCGCGAAGGTCGCCGGCGGACCGGGGCCGGTGATCGACGGGCCCGTCGGCCTGGTAGTCGAGTGCATCTTCGGCCGGCCACCGTCCCACCTGACGAAGAGCGGGACGCTCACTAAGGCGGCCCCGGCGATCCCGCCTCGGTGCGACTGGGACAACCTCGGGAAGGGCGTCTGCGACGCGATCACCGACTCGGCGGCCATCTGGGCGGACGACGAGCTCGTCGTCGACGGCCGGGTCCTCAAGCGTTACGCCGTGCCCGGCGAGGCCCCGGCGACGAAGGTCACGATCCGGAGGCTGTGACGTGGCCGGCGACGGGCGGCAGCTACTGACGCGAAAACAGGAGATGCTCATCCGTCGGCTCCTGGCCGCCGGATCGACCCACGCCCAGGCGGCGGACGCCGCGGGGATCTCCTATCGGCGGCTGAAGACAAGACTCTACGACCAGCTCGTCGATCTGCGGGTCGGCCAGGGCAGAGGCGGCGGGCCGAACCAGTTCGAGGACCTCCCGATCCAGGAGATCTACGCGCGAGCGGCGGCCCTGCGCGAGACCTGGGACGAGGCGACGCTCGCCGAGCGGTGGAACCCTGGCTGGCGGGCCAACTTCGCCGACGCCGACGAGCCGGGGACACTCTGACCATGCCACGAGTACCGCCACCGCGACGCGGCCCGATCCGCAATCTGCGGATCCTGTCGCTGCTCCGCAAGCAGCTACGGCGGACGCCGGCCTTCTCGCCGTCCTCCGTTGCTGGCCTTGTCGGCTGGTACGACGCCAGTGACCTCGCCACACTGTTTCAGAACAGCGACGGCACCGGAGAGGTTGCGGGCGACGACCCTGTCGGCTACTGGGGTGACAAGAGCGGAGAAGGCAACCACGCATTGCAGTCTGTAAACAACAACCGTCCGCTGTTGCGCACCGACCAATGGAACGGAAAGCCTGTCGCTGACTTCGACGGAAGCGATGACATGCTACTAACCGGCGTGGATTTCGATTTTGAAACAACGAAAGAGGTGACGATTTGTGTCGTTGCAAATGTTGCGTCAGGCGACGGAAACTTTGTTGCACTAAAGCGTAACAACGGCGACGATTATCTTACCGGCCTTGCTACGGATTACGGCTTGTACAGCGGCACCGCGATGGCGATCACATTCGGCATCGGCTCTGGCAGTAGCCAAAGCGACTACGCAGATCGCTGGGCCACTGTTTCCGAAGCCTCCACGCCTTTCGTTGCGGCGTGGAGGATTAAGCCTTCCACTGCCACGCTGTCGATCAGGGTTAACGGAGCTGAAGAGTCGATCAACGCCGGCAGCGGCTCTATGCAAACGGCAGGTTTCTTGTCCGGTGGTTCCGGCCTCCACCGGGCGTTTATTGGGGCGCGAGGCTGGGCGGCCGACAACGACCCGACGCGCTGGCACGGCGGCAAGATTGCAGAGGTTCTCATCTACAACGCCAGCGTTTCCGACGCCGCAATGACTCAAATCGAAACATACCTCGCCGCGAAGTGGGGGCTGGCGTGAGATACTTTCGCTCTTCTCAAAGTGTGTACGAGAACGTGCGGCTGTCGTTAGATGCCGCGTGGGGTTTGCCGTCGCAGGGACAGCAAACGTGTTTTGTGCCAGCCAGCCGGGCCGTGCGAGATGTAAACGGTTGGTTGCTGCTTGCGGTGAGAGACGATTTTGTAGCCCTGGAGTCTGTTGCGTTGGTATTGCCAAGCCTGCTTGCCAGCGGTTCCGTCGAAGAGATTGACGAGGCTGCGTACCGGGCGAGCCTGCCGCAGCCACCCATCTAGCGCGACGCTCTTCACCTTAGAGACGGTCTGTCCGCAGTTCGCGAATCGTGGAAAAGACGCTCTTGCACCAGAAGAACGTCGCCCCATCCGTAAGAAAAAGACACCAGTTTTCGTCATACACCCGCCGCACACGCTACACCGCGAGAGGGTACATCGCAGGACGGTTGTACGCTCACCGACGCGGAGCGGACGAAGTGACGCTATAGAGCGAAGGGAGAGTCGTGAATCATGCCCGACCGCGTCGAACGCTGGCGGCCTCCGCGGATGCGGCACACTCACACAAAGGAGCGGGCGCATTACGTCTCGGCCGAGTGGCGGGCCCGGCGGGAGCGGATCCTGATCCGCGACGCCTATCGGTGCCAGGCCTGCCAGCGCGTCGTCTACGGCCGGAAGGCCCACGTCGACCACATCGTCCCGCTCGAGGACGGCGGGACGGACGCCTCGGGCAACTTGCAGACGCTGTGCGAGGCCTGCCACGGGCGGAAGACGCGGGCCGAGCAGGGCCGGAAGGGGTTCGCGTGATCCACGTCGTCGTCGGCCACATCTGCTCCGGGAAGTCGACGTGGGTCCGCGAGCAGGCCGGGCCCGACGATGTCGTGATCGACTTCGACCGGATCGCCCTAGCCCTGGCGACCGAGGGCACAAGGCACCACGAATACACGCAGGCGATCCGCGACATCGTCCGCGTTGTCCGCTGGTTCGCGATCGACGAGGCGGTCCGGGCCCACCGGTTCGGCAACCCGCCGAACGTCTGGATCATCCATGCCTACCCGAGCGACAACGATCTGGCTCGATACCGGCGGCTCGGGGCCGCGATCAAGGAGACGACGGCCGAGCCGGGCACGCTGATCGAGAGGGCCGCAAGCGAGCGACCGGCGTCGATGCAGGCCGAGCTGGCCCGCCGACTGGCGGCCGGGGGGTGGGGTCGGCCGGACGCCTGCCATTTTGTCCAAAGCCCCGCGTGCCCTCTGCGCTAATTTCCGGAAGTTTTCGCAAGGGGGGCAAGGTTGACCCGCAGGGCCGCCGCCATACCGTGACGCCCCAGGAGACCACCATGCAGATCCGCGACCGCGTCCGCGAACTCCGCCGCGTCCGGGCCGGCGACCTGACGCCGAACCCGAAGAACTGGCGAACCCACCCGAAGGCCCAGGCCGACGCCCTCCGCGGGATCCTGGCCGAGGTCGGCTACGCCGACGCCCTTCTCGCCCGCGAGCTGCCCGACGGCTCGCTGATCCTCGTCGACGGCCACCTGCGGGCCGAGACCACGCCCGACCAGGAGGTCCCGGTCCTGGTCCTCGACATCAACGAAGCCGAGGCCGACAAGCTGCTCCTCTCGCTCGATCCTCTCGCGGCCCTGGCCGAGACGAACGCCGTCGCCCTCGACGCCCTGCTCCGCGAAGTCGACACCGGGAGCGAAGGGCTCCAGCAGATGTACGCCGACCTGGCCGAGGCGACGGACCTCTATGACGTTTCGGAGGCGGCCCCACCTGAACTAGCGGACGGCGACCGGGCACCGTTCCGGCAGATGACGTTCACGATACACGACACGCAGCACGAGACGATTGAAGAGGCAATTGCCAAGGCGAAGAAGGACGGCGGCGACGCCTCGGACGTGAACGAAAACACTAACGGCAACGCTCTGGCGTTCATCTGCAAGGCGTACCTCGATGGCTAGTGCGAAAGATTTGATCGTGAAGCCGATCTGTGCGTCCGACGCGAATCGGATCGTCAAGTCGCTGCACTATTCCGGCAAAGTCGTGCAGAACTCCCAACTACACCTGGGCGTGTTCCTCAATGGCCGCTGCGGCGGGGCGATGCAGTTCGGGCCATCGCTCGACAAGCGAAAGATCCAGCCACTCGTGTCGGGCACGCTCTGGAATGAGTTCCTCGAACTGAACCGCATGGCGTTTGCCGACTGGCTTCCTCGCAACAGCGAAAGCCGGTGCATCGCCTACGCTATGCGATGGATTCGCAAGACCTATCCTCACATCAAGTGGATCGTATCGTTCGCGGATGGAACGCAGTGCGGAGACGGGACGATCTACAGAGCGAGCGGCTTCGTGCTGACCGGCATCAAAGAAAACGATCAGATTTGGCAAGCCCCGTCAGGCGAAGTCTTCAACGACACAAGCATAAGGCCAGGCATCGGCGGAGAGAGAGAGAGAGAGAGAGAGAGCGTACCGTCTTCTCGCGAACGTCACTCACCGACGGCCGCAGCAAGCGGCAACAGGCGAGGGCAATCGCGATACTCCGTCGTCAGCAGGACAACCATGACAAAGGCAAATAACATCCTCGATACCGGGGCGTCTTCAATGAAGGCGTTCAAGGATGCAGGCTGGAAGCCGCTCCCAGGCTTTCAGCTCCGCTACATCTACTTCATTGACACAACCGCCCGCGAGCGGCTGACGGTTCCGATTATTCCGTTTTCCGAGATTGCCCGTCGCGGTGCGGGCATGTATCGCGGAAAGCCACGCGCAGGAAGTGCTGGCAGCGGCACGTCGCCCGACCAGGGCGGAAGGGGCGGTGCAACTCCGACCCCTGCGCTTTCATCCCAGGAGGCATCCAATGGGAAAACGCGGACCGCGTAAACAACCGACGAAGCTCCGCCTCCTCCGCGGCGACCCGTCGAAGGAAGGCAAACACGCCGACGAGCCGGTCCCGCCGGCCGGGGCCGTCGTCGCCCCGGCATGGGTGACGGGCAAGGCTCGCGAGAAGTGGGACGAGGTCGTTCCGCAGCTCGAAGCGATGGGCCTGATCACGCCGGCCGACACGGAGGCGATCGGCCGCTACTGTGCGATGTACGAGCAGTGGGTCCGCTACCTCGACCAGATCCGCCGCGGGCTCGACGTGCTCGTGATCCGGGACAAGGACGGCAAAGTGAAATACATGCAGTCGACGCCGGCCGCGACAATGTTCGTCAAGCTGGCACACTCGATGCTCCGGATCGAGCAGGAGTACGGTCTGACACCGTCGGCGCGTGCCGGCATGGAGGTCCCGCGTGGCGAAGTCCGAGACACGCTCCAAGCGTTCATCGAAGGCCGAGCCTAAACAGCCGACGCCGCGGAAGCCTCGCGGCCCGGCGTGGAAGCGGCGACCCGAGTACGTCGCCGGCTACACGTTCGAGCAGGAGCGGGCCGACCGCGTCGTGAAGTTCGTCCAGCAGTTCGTCACCATGACGAGCGGCCGGAAGTTCGCGGGCAAGCCGATGCAGCTCATGCCGTGGCAGATCCACGACATCATCGAGCCGATCTACGGCTGGGTCGACGACCAGGGCCTCCGCCGCTACCGGCGGGCCGCGATCTTCGTCAGCAAGAAGAACGGGAAGTCGTCGCTGATGGCGGCCCTGGTCCTGTACCACATGCTCGCGGACGGCGAGCCGGGAGCCGCGGTCTACGGGGCGGCCGTCGACCGGATCCAGGCCGGCGTCATCTACCGCTCAGTCGCCGCGAGCGTCCGGGCGAATCCCGAGCTCGCCCGGGCCCTTGAGGTGATCGACTCCCGCTCGACGATCGTCCACAAGCCGACGGCCTCGAGGTACACATGCCTCGCCGCCGACTCGTGGCGGGCCGAAGGCATCGACGCCTCGGCCGTCGTGATCGACGAGCTGCACGCCCACCGGAAGCCGGACCTCGTCCAGGCCTTGACGTACGCGGGAGCTGCTCGAGCCCAGCCGCTCGTCGTGGCGATCTCGACGGCCGGCGAGTCGCGGAACGGGATCGGCTACCAGTGGTACCAGGACGCCCGGCTGGTCGAGGCGAGCCCCGAGGCGAACCCGACATTCTTCGGCAAGATCTACGAGGCGAAGGAGGACGACGCCCGGGGCGTCGACTCGCCCGAGGTCTGGCGCGAGGCGAACCCGTCCCTCGGCGTGACGATCTCCGAGAAGGACTTCGCGAACGACTACGCCGACAGCCTGACGAGCGGCACGAAGAGAACGTCGTTCCTCAGATACCGGCTCGGAATCTGGGCCCAGGCCGACGCTCGCTGGTTCCAGGGCGACGCCTGGGCTCAATGCAACGCCGGCCCCGCCGAGCCGCTCGCCGGCCGGCCGTGCTGGGTCGGCGTCGACCTGGCCTCGAACCTGGACATGACCGCGGCCGCCTTCGTGTTCAAAGAGCGGGACGGCTCCTACGCGGTCGAGTGGAAGTACTGGGTCCCGCGCGAGACCGTGGCCGACCGCGTCCGCGAAGGGATCCCCTACGACACCTGGATCCGCGAAGGCTGGGTGACCGTGACCGACGGCCACCGGCTGGATCACGAGAGCGTCGCCCGCGATCTGATCGCCTACGGCGAGGCCCACGAGATCAAGGCGGTCGGCGTCGACCCGTGGCAGGCCGGGGCCCTGGAGACGCTGCTCCAGCGCGAGGGGATCACGGTCAAGGACATCCCGCAGCGGACCGCGTACCTCAACTCGAGCTGTAAGCTCCTCGAGGGCTTGGTCGTCGAGAAGCGGCTCCGCACCGGCGGGAACCCGGTGGCGACCTGGAACGCGAACAACGTCTGCGTCTACACCGACCCGACCGGCATGATCAAGCCGGACAAGGCGAAGAGCAGCGAGAAGATCGACGGCATCGCGGCCCTGGTCAACGCCCTCGCCCTCGCGAGCACCGACGAGGACGACGTGGCCGGGAGCCTGGACGACTACCGGATCACGCTCATCTGACGGGCCCGCGAACTTCGCCGAAGCCGGCGAGCGTCTGACACTTGTCAGGCCCAGGGGATTCCCCGCCCCGGGCCCGCAGGACGCCCCCGATGGCCCGCAAGACGCCCGCCAAGAGTACGCCCCGCCGGCGGGCCCCTCGCCGCACGACGCCCGAGAAGCGGGCCGTCGGCTCCGTCTGGACGCCGATCTCGTCGTCCGGCTTCGGCACGATCTCGCCGTCCGACATCGGCACGACCGAGGCGATCCGCGTCTCGTCGATCCTGGCCGTCGTCCGCTGGATCGCCCAGGCCGTCGCCGTGATGCCGATCCAGGTCATGCGAACGCTGCCCGACGGCCGGAAGGAAGACGCCGACATCCCCTGCTCGTACACGCTGCGGAAGCGTCCGAACGGCTGGCAGAGCGCCTACGACTTCTACCAGCTCGTCGCCTACTGGACCGCCCTGCATGGCAACGCCTTCGCCCGGGTCATGCCCGGCCCTCGCGGCTTCTGCTCCGAGCTGCGTCCGATGCACCCCTCGCGGGTCAACGTCCTGCGGAACCGCGACTACTCGGTCTCGTACCAGTTCTGGGGAGACTCCGGATCGTGGGAGACGATCCGCGAGCCGGTGATCCACTGGCGATGGCTCTCGGACAATGGCCTGGTCGGTATGGCTCCCTCCGAGCTGTGCGGGACCTCGATCGCCCTAGCAAGGCAGCTCGACATCGCGGCGACCGCGTTCTGGGCGAACTCGGCCCGGCCCGACATGGTGATGGAGCTCCAGGAGAAGATCCCCGACGAGGCGATGACCGCCCTCCGGGCGCAACTCCGGGAGATCTACGGCGGGGCTCGGAACCGCGGGTCGATCGCGGTCCTGCCGAAGAAGACGCAGCTCAAGCCGATCGAGTCAAACTCGATGGAGGCGAACCAGTACCAGGAGCTGCGGGATTCGATCCTGCCGGACATCGCCCGGGCATGGGGCGTTCCCAGTACGCTCGTGGGCGACCACAAGATGGCCCGATGGTCGAACGTGGAGCAGGAGCACTTGTCGGCTCAGGTCTGGTGCCTCCTGCCGTGGGCCCGCCGCATGGAAGGCCCGCTCGACATGCTCCTCCAGCCCGTCTACGGCGAGGACGTGTACGCCCGGCTCGACAACCGCGGGATCCTCCGGGCCGACACCGCGAGCCGCGTCCAGCTCTACCAGGCCCTGTTCAACATGGGGGCGCTGAAGCCGCAGGAGCTCCGGGAGATGGAAGACCTCCCGCTCCTCGAGGACCCGGCGGCGGACGAGACCTACATGCAGCTCGGCTTCTCGACGTTGGGCAACGCGGCCGCGCCGGAAGGCGGGGCCGTCGTCGCCGACGGCGAGCCGCCGGCAGACGAGCCGGCGGACCAGCCGGCCGAGATCGACTCGACGGTGGACCCGCTCGCTGCGGCCGCCTCCGGGGCGGACCTGGCCGCGACCGCGCTCAACGGTGCCCAGG